ATTAAAACAAATCAGGTGGTTAAACAAATGACAGAAAATCAGCACAAGGTTTATATGTTCATTAAGAGTTATATCAAGAAAAATAGCTGTTCACCTTTATATGATGAAATAATGGAGTTTTGCGAAATTAAACATAGGTCAAACCTTGCAAGTATATTAAATGGTTTGGAAAAACAAGGAAAAATATGGAGAAATCACCGTAAACACCGTTGTATATCCTTAACAAAAGATAAACCCGAAGTAAAGGAAATCCAAAGACTTCGTGAACACCTATTACAAATACAATACTTAACTGCCTCGCTTGGTGGAACAGAAAAAGAAATGGAAAAGGCTTTATGTGATATTGATTGGATATGCGACCTTGCTTTGCGACCTGATGAAATAAAGGAGATATGCTGAAACAACGGGCGGTTGGCAATAGTGCCTTAAATATTCAAAGATAAATGTTTTAAACTAACCGCCCACCTTTTTTAAACTTGACACTTGGAGAAAATAATGCTTTTAAATCAAAAACAAGCGTGTGGATATTTAAATATAGGAAGATACTTATTTGAATCGGCTGTAAATAAGGGCTTAATCCCTTTTATTTGCCCATCCAAGCGCAGATTATTTAATACAGAGGACTTGGACAGGTGGCAAAGAAACACACAGAACCATATAGATTATACCAAAACAGAGGCGTTTGGTATGCCTATATCCATTTCGTTCGCTCAGACGGACAAACCTACCACTATCGCGGAACTCTTGCCACTAGAGAAAGAGCGGTTGCGGAAAGAAAAGTTATTGAAAAAATCAACCAATGCTACCAAGACAACCCCACACCTACAACAAGCATAACACTTGAAAACGCTTGCTTATTATATTACGAACGCCACGGCAAATACTTATCCCGACCTTTAGAAACCTTACAACGGTTAGACCAGTTAAAGCAACATCTTAACATTAAGAATTTATCAGAACTATCAAATATAGTTATATCTCAAATGGTGGACAGAAGAAAACACGAAGTCGCCAATGCTACAATTAACCGAGAATTGATGTTATTATCTTCTCTATTAAACAAATGCGAGCTTTGGGGTTATAACATACCTAGAATTAAAATATCCCAGTTCAAACTCAAAGAAAAAGCCGAAAACGTTAAATATTTGGATAGTTGGGAAACAGCACAAAAGATTATTGATAATTCATCTCCACACTTAAAGCCAATCATCTACACGGCATTATATACAGGATTAAGGCTTTCAAACCTCTTAAACTTAAAGTGGGAAGAAATAGACTTTAATAACAATCTAATCAATATCAAAGTAAAGGACAGAACAAAAGACGGTGGTAAAAATCTATCAATCCCGATGATAGATAAATTAAAGAAAATACTACAAGCTCAACCAAGAATTAACGAGTATGTGTTTAACTATAAAGGAAAACCAATGACGACAATCAAAAGAGCTTGGCATACAGCTTTAAGACGTGCGAAACTGCCCTATACGAACTTTCACACATTAAGGCACACCGCCGCCACTTGGATATTAAAGAAAACAGGAAATTTAAAGCTCACACAACAGATTTTAGGACACGCAGATATTAAGACCACTACTAAATATGCCCACGTTTTAGATGAAGAAAAAAGGCAAGCTCTGATGTCTGTTTTTGAGTGAACTTGTAACAAAGTTGTAAAATTATGAAAGTTGTTAAAAGAAAATTATGTTAAAACAAATGCTTATAAATATAGATAACCTCTTTCGTAATGCGTGGGTCGGTGGTTCAAGTCCACTAAACGGCACCAGATTTAAGCCTTGTTTTTACAAGGTTTTTTTATTATGTAATCCAAAATATCGGAAATCAAAGTTGTTACAAAAATGCTAAAAAATGCTGAAATTTGCCGAGTCGTTTTAATAAAGTTGCTAACAAAATGTAAAATTATGTTTACAACTTTCTTTGTATAATTTAATCTTACTAGGAAAGGAAAGAGCAATGGAAAAAATTGGATGGAAATTAAAATTAAGCAGAAATGAAGAACTTGATAAGGGGCTTCTTATCAGTTTTATGAATTATGAGGTCTTGAATACCCAAATAACTCCTGATATGTATGTTATGTATGACGGATATAAGGGGACAAAATATCTTGTTTTCAGAGGCGGTTTTGTCTGTCATTATATTCCCGAATACAATTTAATAAAAGAAGTTAACCAATGGCTTTGTCGTGGATATAAAAGAATAGGATTAAGGGCGGAAACAGGAAAATATTTTCAGATGTTTGTTCATAGGCTAGTAGCGATGTCTTTTATACCAAATCCGCAAAACAAACCTGAAGTAAATCATATTGATAGAAATAAGACAAATAATTGTGTAGAAAATCTTGAGTGGGTAACAAAATCAGAAAATGAGGCACATATGTGGCAAACACAAGGAGGAATGTCCGAAGCAACAAAAAAGAAAATAGGCGATGCTCAACGTGGTGGAAAGAGCTATCGGGCAAAGAAAGTAATGTGTATAGAAACGGGTGAAACTTGGGATTCTGCGTCAGAAGCAAGTCGTGAATTGGGAAATGCAAGAAATTATGTTTGTAGGGCTTGTAAAGAGGGAATTACCGTAAAGGGATTACATTTCAAATATATTTAAGTTGCTAAATTTATTAACGTTTGTTTTTTAATTCTTCTGCAAGTTTTATATCGTGAATTATCTTATCTCTGATAACCTTTTCAATGGTTCTATCAAGCACACAATGGGGGGTATATTCGGGGTAGTCTTTAAGGATTTTTTGAACAAAGTCAACAAACTTCTCTGTTGGAGCGTATTCTATTTGCCAAGTGTAAGGGTTAAAAGCTCCTATATATCGGTCAACGTAGGTTAGATAAATATATTTTGTCATTATGTTACCCCCTATATAATCTTTAAAAATCATCTGCCTTTGTTCAGCCAAAACCTCTCGTAATTCTCGTGCCACTCTTTAACTTTCGGTAAGTCTTTGTAAATTTCATCAACGGGTATGTTTGAAACTGGATGCCATTTTATCAAGCTGTCCATTTCTTCTTTCGGGAATAGATAAGGCTCTTCCAAACGGTCTGCTTGTTCTTCTTTAATCTCGCTTAAAATCTCATCTTCAATCATATTTTACCCTCTTTTTTGTGAAAAAATCACATAATCTGTAAGTTTTTTACCGATTTTATCATTTTTCATTGCAATTTATCCAGTTTAATTGCACACTCAATCACATCGCCGTAGGTTTGCACAGTTCTAAGACAATTCTCTTTAATAGAGTTATTGGTTGTTGTTGTGCAAGATGTCAGCAATCCGAGTAGGCAAAGCAACGCCATAGCAGTTACAAGGCTCTTTAACGGTCTTGACCACTTCTCGGACTTCTTGGATTGTATTACTGGCTTCCAGTTGCTTTTGGTTGTAGTTTTCAATTTCTGCCTCCATAGATTTAAGTTGTGATTTAAGCTCGGTTTTTTCGTTTTCCAACGTGTTTATCTGCCGACCACGCTCAATATATCGTTCAGAGAAGATATACCCCACCAAGAGGATAAAAGCCACAAAATAAAGCATAAATGTTTTCATCTTACAACCCCAATAAATAACATCCTGCGTATGTGATACCGCCAACGATTATCTCCGCAACCTTTGTCGGAGCGTTTAACCATTCAGGCGGATTTTTTAGCCAAATCTTAGATTGATACCAACACCAACAAATATCATATACAGGAGCTACGGATAACCCGATTAAAATATACTTCCAATCAAAATACATCATAGGCAGAATCGGACAAGTGTAACGAAGTGTCATATATAAAAAGTCATATCTTACACCATATTTCGGAAAAAATCCTTTATCAGCTAACCAATCACAAGGTATATGATACCAACGCTCATTGTATCGTTTTTCAGTTTCTTTGCTTGGTTGCTTATCTCTACCAATATCAAAACAGCATCCGTGTCCTCTGCTCCAGTATTGAATATAGAGATAAACGCTTATTGCCGTGCCAAGTAAAATCGCTTTCCAAGCAAGCGAATCAATATAAATGCTCATAAAGGTTAATATCATCGCAGTTGCTTGAAGTCCACGCTTTGACATTATACCTTTTTTAAAAGCACCGCCAAACCAACGGCGCAGGAATCCACCCCAAATAAAGTATAGACTACTCATCATCATCTACATACCCCCTGAAAATGTTACCACCAATAAACCCGATAACCAAGCAAGCAAAAGACCATAGAACTATCATATTAACCCCCAATCAATCCCTTTAAGTCTGTAATTGATACTCCAAAGGCTAAAACTGTTAAGATAATAACCCACAACCAAAACTTGGCTTCGTGAACCACTTCCGATAGCAATTTGATAAAACTTTGCTTGCGCTCTATGCTTTCCTTGATAAGGCTTTTAAGGTCGGCAACATCATCACAGATTCGGTCAACCTTTTCCTCTATGCTATCAATCCTCTTTTTCATCTCTTCTCCGTCTTTCACTAAAGCTTCAAGCACAATCTTTGTTCCTTTCGCAATACCTTTACCGTCAACCGTCATAACTGCCTCGTATGTATCTTTCGCTGTCATATCTCCCAAACTCCTGTCTTAATGAGCTTTGCTATGCGTTTACTGCGTTTCGGGGTTTGCTTTGCATAGGTGGAATCAAGGCATTGTTCACTTGCTGTCTTAAAGTCCTTTTCGGACATAGCTTTTAACATTTTTCGGAACTTCTTTAACCCAGCAAAACCGATTTGAAAACAAAGGTCTATCAGAGCATACTGCCGTTCTTCATCTAATGACTTCCAAAAATCCAAAGTCTTTAATTTTTCTAGGCAAAGATTAACGTCATTTCGGCAAATCATATAAGCCATATTCTTAGTGATACCCTTTTCCCAGTCGCCGATTGCTTTGCGTTCTTCATCTGTCCACGGTCTTGCTTCTATATTATGCCCAATGCCGATTGAAAGTTTATGAGCTGTGCAATAATAGGGAAACAGTTTAAGCCCTTCGTGGAACTCTAAACGTTTTACTATAATGTTAAAGTCCATCTATTTTCTCCTCTTAAATATATGCAAAAGTAAATCCACCAGCACGTTTACGCACTCCTCTACAAACTTTTGAAATACAGCTTCCATCAAGATGTAATTTTCGTTCTGCTTCTCTTATGCTTGGATAAACAACATTATTTTCTAAGCATTTTACAGGAACAGAAGTCCCTTTGTTGTTTATCTGACACTCTGATTCTCTTTGAGTTTTTGCTCGTCTTTCAGAACAAGTGCCATAATTCACATTATATTTTGCAGTGCACCACTCTAGGTTATCTACTCTATTGTTAAGCTTGTTTTCGTCTTTGTGGTTGACTTGAGGCAGATTATCAGGATTTGGTAAAAAAGCTTTTGCGACCAACCTATGAATAGTAAAGCCCTTTTGATTACCTCGATTACTAAGAGTTACACAACGATAATGGTTACTCATACCTCCGACCATTATCCGTTCATTTAAAAATCTAAATCCATCTTGTTTAGGTAGAGATTTTACTCTTCCGAGATTACTGACTTGATATAAGCCCTCATATCCCTCAATATCTTTCCATACTTCTTCCATTCCTTTTCTCCACAGTTTGAAAAAACCAAACATAATTC